GATCATGACGATTTCCAGCACTGTCGGTGGCTCCGCTGCCACTGCTACTGCCGCGCCGTCCAACTTCGGCAGCCAGCTGGCAAACATCTCCTACAAGTCCTTCGTTCCGATCGCTCAAGTTCGGGACTGGACCATTGAGATCACCCGAGCTGAGATCGACGTTACCACCATCGGTGTTCCGAGCAGCCAGCTTGCTCCTTTCAGGAAGTACGTCACCTCGTTTGCTGATGCCACCGGCACGACCACCGTGTATTTCACGGATGCCGACTCGGCCATGTCGAACCGCCTGGTGAGCGACGTGCTTCAGCGTCGTCAAACCGGTGCTGCCGTGAAGCTCTACATCGACGCCGTGTATTCCGGCGGCACGCTGTCGGAAACTCTCAGCCGCTCGATTTCGACGGATGTTGTGCTGACCTCGGCCAGCTTCGGTGTCAACCCGGATGATGCACAGAGCGTGAGCGTCAACTTCCGTCCGTCCGGCAACGTCACCTTTGATCTGACCCGCACCTGATGCTCTTCGGCTGGTCCCTTGCTTGCCCCCGCTTGTTCGGGGGCTTTTTCTTTGCTATCCTTGTTAAGCCTCCGTCTATTTACATGGCCTCCCCCTCCATGGGCTTCGGCTCCGCTCTTGAGAAGCTGAAGCAAGTTGCCAATCTTGAACCCGCCAAGAAGGTCGTTCCTTTGAGCGATGGCTTCACCGAGCTTGAAATGTATATCACGCCGCTGGTTGCAGCTGAGCGTGATCGGGCTCGTCGCAACGCTCGGGCTTCGTCCAAGACCAAGGATGATGACAGCGATTGGCTGATTCACCTTCTCGTCAGCAAGGCCAAGAATGCTGACGGCAGCCCGATGTTCGCAGCTGGTGAGATCCCCGAGCTGAAAGCGTCGGTCCGTGCAGAGGATCTTGACAAGATGATCCTTGTCGTTCTTGGTAGCGAGGATGACGAGGTTGACACCTCCACAAAAAAATTGCAGACGAACTCCGTCAAGACCGCTGGACCTACCTGAAAATGGTGGTTGCAGAGGCACTTGGCAAGAGTCTCCGCGAAATTGACACAACCATGGCACCAGAGGAATTGATTCTCTGGTCAGCGTACTTCAAGATCAAACAAGAAGATCAAGAAGAGGCCATGAAAAGTGCGAAGAGGGGCCGTCGCTAGGCCCCTTTTTTGTGGCTATAGTTACACTATGTAAGACTTTCTTGGTGCTGTGGCCGTTAATTCCGAGACAATCGAAATTAGGCTTAGCGGTCTTGACAGGATCAGAGAGCTTGAAAGAAGACTTCTGTCAATTGAAGGAATTGCAAATAGTCTTTCCGGCGCAATTGACGAGGTTGGTACGGGGCTGCAAAGAGATCTCTCCGCTCTCCAGAGAAATGTACGCGAGGCGAGAGCGCTACGGACAACACGCGCTGCTGCTCAAGACGTACTAAACAATCCCAGAGCTGCAAGAGCGCTCGGTAGAACCGGACGCAGACAGCTCCAAGAACAAATTGAAAGACAGGGCAGACTTCTCTCCGATGTCTACGAACCTGCAATCCGCAGTCTCGGCCAGGCCGTCAGAGAGGGGAGGGCGCAGCAAAGGGCGATGCAGACTCAGCGGAGGCAGGTCGCCTCTTTAACAACAGGAATTGGAGATGATATTACGCAAACCTACAGCCAACTTGGAGATACGCAGGAGCAGGTTATCCGGCAGCTCAGGGGAACAAGGCGCAGAACAAGAGTCGCCGGAACGCGAGCGCTGATTGAAGCTAGGCGCGATGACGCCAGGCGTCTAGCGGGCAGCTCAAATCTTCTAACAGGAAATCTTGTCCAAAGAGATAGGAATATTACGGCACAAACCGCAGCGGTAAACAGAAGGATAGATACCCTTGAAAGAAGTGAGCTTTCGGCAAGAAGGGCTGCAGGTGCTCAGGCCCGATCGCTGAGGAGGCAGCAAACTGCCGCAAGGTCGTCTGGAGATATTGTTAGGGTGGGGGACTTGCAAAATGAAATTCAAGAGATTGGCAGAAATCTTGCAAGAGAGCTTGACACTGTTCAGTCAACAAGGTCATCCCTTGCTACTGAGCTTGGTAGACTCAATCAAGGCAGAAGAAGTCTTGGTGCAATTTCAAGGGGTCGATCTACTGTATCAAGGGCCGGCGAGTCTATTCGCAGACGAGCGAGAGAGCTTGAGGAGGTTTATGGCGTCAGGCCATCGGAACTCAGTGTAAATATTGGAGGCAGGCAAACCCGCATTGATCAGGCTACCAGGAGGGCTGGCCTTGAGGCAAATGTGAGAGACAATATTGAAGGCGCAAAGACGATTCTTGGCCTTGCCTCAAGACGCCTTACGTTCTTGGAACGGGAACTTGGCTTAAATAATAAAATTCAAGACGCCGAACAAAAAAGAGCGAATACGCTTCAGCAGCTAGGAGACAGACTTCAGTCGCTCAGGGCATCTCGCGCAAGTGGACCGCAGATGCAGAATTTTGAGAATCTGCTTGGACAGCTTCAGCAAGCTGCCAATACAAGGAATATGCCTCAGTTTAATAGGCTTGCGGCAAGCGCCAAGGCTGCCGCCGATAGCGCGGCTTCGGCGCTGGCGACAGAGCAAAAAAGGCAAAATTTGCTTACCCAAGAAAGCAAGGCACTGAACAGCATCAGAGTCCAGCAGCAGCAGATCGCCGATCTTGCGAGTAAATCTGGTGCTACAGCCTCTCCAAGTTTCCAGCGTGCCAGCGGTGCCGTGGCGCGGCTTCCGCAATTATTGCAGTCGGGCGATTTTAACGAGTTCAATCGTGTACTTGGCGATGCGACCGCATTCAGCAGAATTGTCAGATCAGAGCTTGGCATCCAAGCCAGAGGAGCGCAAGAGGCAAGCGCCACTCAAAAGAGGATCAGAAAATACCAGACAGATATTGGCAAGATAGAGCAAAAGTTGCTCTCTGGAAAACAGCTTCAACTTGAAGAGGGCAATCGCCTTCTTGCATACAACCGATCCATTGGTGCCGGTGGGCTGCCAGCGCTCCCCCCGGCTGCCCCTGGCTCTCCTGCTATGAGCGGTCGCGCCAGGCCGCTGAGAACGCAGAGTGTCATTTCCGGGGCCGCACAGCCAGCTGTCCGCGAGATCCTGGGCGGCGCCAGAACGACGGAAGAAGCCGAAGCTACCAAGAGACTTGCTGATAGCCTTGCCGTGAAGGCGGGCAAAAAGGCCGGTCCCAAATTTGCACAGGAATTCATATCTGGGGCTGCGGATAAATTTAATGCTGGGCAGTTGCTTTCTGCGTTTGGCGCTGCATTTAATGTATTTTCCGATAAATCAATCAGCAAAATTACTAGAGGCACCACGGCCGGTGGCCCACGTCAACTGGATCCCCAGGCAGCTCAGCAGCGCCTTGCAAGAGATCTGTTTGCTGGCGGATCACTTGTTGGCAAGCTTCAAAATCTTGAGCGCAAGCGTGTAGCGGGATTCGGCGCAGCGGACCCCAGAACCGTTGAAGTCAGCCAACAGGTTGTCAAGCTTGAAACCGAACTGAATACAGCAAAGCAGGCTGGCTTTGAGCTGACCAAGCAGAATCTTGACGCACTGACTGCAACCGTCAATAAGTCGCGTCAACTTCTTGAGCTTGACGCGCAACAGAACAAATTATCAACTGAAACCGCAAAGATCAGACGAATTCAAGGAGAGCGTCGTCTTCCTCAGCTTCAGCGTGATTCTCTTACTTCGATCCTTGGCGATCTTGGTCGTGCCAGCTCTGCTGCCAAGGTCTTCCGTGGTGGCCGCAGTGGCGAGCAGGCGCTAAGCAACATCATTGGTGCGTTCAATGCTTCTACTGCTCCACCCAAGGCCTTACCGCTAGCCCCAGGCCCCACTGCACCGAGATATACGGGGCCTGATGCAGGCAGGGAGATGGAGATAGATAGATACCGTGGAATTTTTGCTGGGTTGACGAACAATCCCAGATTTTACAACAGGCTTTTGCAGAGACTTCCGAGAGAGGCTGTCACCACCACAATGGCTGGTCGCGCAAGCGACATATCAAAGGCGGTTGAAGATGCGAAGAGGCCTGACAGAAAGGCTCTTGAAAGTAGTATCCGCCTTGCATACGAAGAAGCCGTTGGGAATATCCCATCTGCGGTGACAGAGCTGTTTGACAAGATCGGCAGTGTTTTTGATTCGATCGTCAATCGCGTCAAGG